TACGATGAGCAATTCGTGGAAGAGTGGTTGAATTCACCTCAAACCTCCCTTTATTACAGCCTTCAGATAATGGGAGACGTACAGGATAAAAGCGATGCGTATGCAGCATTAGATAAAGATGACGTTGAGGATTATTTGCAGGGTATTATAAATGAAAACCCAATTACCTGCGATTGTCAAGAATGAAAAACCCTTATGAAAAGTTACTTAATAGAAAAAGAACTTGGACACCAATCCAAACTACAGCTGGCAACCTTAAGCCTGGCGCAGAAGAAGCCATCTACCGTGCCCTTGCAATACGGCATATGGAGTTACCAGTTGGCGAATTTATTACAGAAGCACTTGAGAAAGATGTTCCCGACTCTGCTCGAACACTTTTAGAAGCTAATGTACAAGATGAGATCAAACATGATCTCGCATTAACATATATCACGAATGCTATAGGCGTTGATGAAACAGCAGAGTATGAGGCTTTCAAGTTACGTGATGCTTGGGAGTCTCACCCCGATCATACAGTATTAAAAGCATTGGTAGCGGAACGTGCAATCTTCTTTGTTATCTTACCTTTTTTTAGGTTCTGTGGTGATGCTGGTTTACGCACGACCTCGGCAGATATCTCAAGAGACGAACAGGTACATGTTGCCTGTAATTCTCTCGTATGTTCTGCTATGGGTTTACGCCCTAGTCAATCTCTGGATAAACTTAGGAAGGCCACCATTAACTGGATATTCCAACCCCTAGGTATTAATACTACCGATAAATATTTGGACAAAAATTTTTGGCTGGATTCAAGCGATCGTTTAATGTATGAGGGCAAAGCACCTCAACTTTCTGACACACGATCAGCTAGGATGCCAGCATTCTTTGAACATGCAAACACAAATCTACCCCAGTACGCTTAGTCTCCATACGGAGAAGTTAGAAAAGTTGGTTGAGGATCTAGAAAATAAATTCCCCAACCAACCTATCCATCCTAAAGAGGAACTTCCATCCATCATGTACAAGGCTGGTCAACAGTCAGTTGTACAATATGTAAAACAAATTCTAGAAGAATAATATGTGCCTATTTACAAAAGTAGTAACAACAGCTGGAGCACCAGCAGTAAAACCTAGACAAGATCAAGACACTGGCTTACCAGAAGGTAGAGATACTAGAGAACCAGATGAAGTTGCTAGTGTTGAATACGGCAGTAGTCCTAAAAGAGCAGATACAGCTTCTGCTAATAGATTAGGTACTGACGCATTACAAATTAATTTAAATAAAAATGATGCTGGTTCATCTACAGGAGGTATAAATGTATAAGGCTAGACAAAGATACTCATCATTATCTACAGGTAGATCACAATTCCTTGATACTGCTGTTGAGTGTTCTGAACTAACCTTACCTTATCTCGTACAACAAGACAACAACCAGAAAGGTGGTAAGAAACATTTACTACAACCCTGGCAGTCAGTAGGAGCTAAAGCAGTTGTTACATTAGCAGCAAAACTAATGTTAGCTATGCTTCCTCCACAAACAGCATTTTTTAAACTACAAGTCAGAGATGATAAGATAGGTGAAGACCTTGACCCAGCTATACGTAGTGAATTAGATCTATCTTTCTCTAAAATGGAGAGGATGATTATGGATTACATAGCTGCATCAGATGATAGAGTAGTAGTACATCAAGCACTGAAACACTTAATTGTATCAGGTAATGCCCTTGTATTTATGGGTAAAGATGGACTAAAACATTATCCACTCCAAAGATATGTTGTTAATAGAGATGGTAATGGAAATGTTCTTGAGATAGTTACTAAAGAATTAATTAGTAGAAAAGTTTTAGGCCTTGAGTCGCTTGAAACTGATAAAGAATATTCTAATCAACCGAATAAAGAAGGCTCAGATGAAGACGAATGCGAAGTGTATACTTGCGTTAAACTAGACAGCAAGAGTGGACGCTGGGTTTGGCATCAGGAAGTAGACGATATGATCTTACCTGGCAGCCGTAGCACAGCACCTAAGAATGCTAGTCCATGGTTAGTGCTTCGATTCAATACCGTTGATGGAGAGGATTACGGACGTGGTAGAGTAGAAGAGTTTATAGGAGACCTTAGATCATTAGATGGCTTATCACAAGCCCTTGTAGAGGGTGCTAGTGTAGCATCTAAGGTTGTATTCATGGTGTCTCCTAGTGCTACTACTAAACCACAGACATTATCTAAAGCTAGTAACGGTGCTATAATACAAGGACGTCCTGAAGACGTTGGTGTGGTACAAGTTGGTAAGACTGCAGATTTCTCTACAGCTGCTAACCTTGCAGCCACTATTGAAAGAAGAATATTAGAAGCGTTCCTTGTTATGAATGTAAGGAATGCAGAGAGAGTTACAGCAGAAGAGGTACGCCTCACACAATTGGAATTAGAACAAAGCTTAGGTGGTCTATTTAGTTTACTTACAGTTGAGTTCTTAGTACCATATTTAAACCGAACGTTGCTAGTACTCCAGAGAAATAATGAGATACCTAAACTACCTAAAGATTTAGTTAGACCTAAAATAGTAGCTGGTGTAAATGCTTTAGGAAGAGGTCAAGATAGAGAAAGTCTCACTGTATTTATACAGACTATTTCTCAAACATTAGGACCAGATGCATTACTTAAGTTTGTAGATCCTTCTGAAGCTATTAAGAGATTAGCAGCTGCTCAAGGTATTGATGTTCTAAATCTAATTAAGACACCAGAACAATTACAACAAGAGTTACAACAACAACAAGCTGCACAAGCTAATCAAGAACTTATTAAACAATCAGGATCATTAGCCTCTTCACCTTTAATGGATCCAAGTAAGACTGAGAATGCAGAAGAGAATGCAGCACAGTTGATGCAGAATTTAGCTCAAAAACAACAACAATAACCACCTTAGAATATGGCAGAAACATTAACAGTAGATCCCACACCTCAAGCTGAAGTAGCTGGGGAAGTTGATGGTGTTCAACTATCAGCTGAAGAAAAGGATTCTCTACAAGTAGGAACAGAAATACAAGAGGCACAAGAAGGACTGCTTGCTGGTAAATATAAAACAGCACAGGAATTAGAAAAAGCATATGGAGAACTTCAACGAAAATTTGGAGAACAAAGTAATAAAGATAGCGAAGAAGTTGGGGACACCGAAGCTTCTGAACAGGTGGACTCTGAAGAAACAGAAGAAGAAACAGAAGAAACTGAAGAAGCTTCTCCAGCAGCTCAATTAATAACATCAGCTTCTGAAGAATTTAGTAAGTCTGGTGAATTAACTCCAGAAACTTTAGAGAAATTCAACTCTATGAGTAGTGAGGATTTAGTAAAAGCTTACTTAGAAGTACAAGCTGAATTACCTCAAACTGCTGACCCAGTTGCAGCAGATATAGTAGATTCACAGATAGCCTCTATAAAGAATTCAGTTGGCGGAGATGATATGTATGGTAAGATGGTAAACTGGGCTAGTGAAAATCTAGACCAGTCATCTATTGATGCATTTGATGAGTTAGTTAATACTGGTAGTGTTCCAGCTATTCAACTTGCAGTCAATGGATTAAAAGCCCAATACGATAACGCTAACGGATACGAAGGAACAATGGTAACAGGAAAAGCACCCACAAACACAAAAGATGTTTACCGTAGTCAAGCAGAATTAGTTGCAGCTATGAGTGACAGAAGGTATGATAACGACCCTGCTTATAGGCAAGATGTTATCGCTAAACTAGAACGATCTGACAACCTATCATTTTAAATCTATGGCTTATACAGAAAAAACTGCAGGTTCACCTAAGCATAAAGCAGGTGGACCTAATAGTCAGTTTACAAAAAAAGGTAAAAAGAAGACTAAAGTTAATTCAGTCAATGACGAACCTTACAATCCTTTTACTGATGGAAGGACTCCAACAGGAGCATCACAGACAACAGGTCCATAGTAATGGTAAATTACTCAGGCATACCTAACGAAAGGGATAAGGCAATCCTTGATGCTGTGAATAAATACGGTAAAGGTAAGGATGGAGTTTATAAAGATCCTTTAAAACTGATACAGCATTTACCAAGAGCATCTAAATATCATCCTTGGAACGATTACTTAGTATAAGTTAACGTGGCGACCTGACTTATCATCCTCGCCGCTGTTCACTTCCCTTAATATTAATGACAGTAACAACAGAATACGGTAA